GCAAATCAGGCAAGCACGTGGTGGAACAATGTGAAAAGCTGGTGGTCTGGAAAGGTTGGAGCCGTTCAGCAGTTCACTACGTCCGTAAGGAATGACGCTTCTACATGGTGGTCTAACGTCAAGACGTGGTGGTCTGGCAAGGTTGGCAACCTGTCTGTGGGTGTGTCCATCATAAATGCCGCAAGTACATGGTGGAACAACGTTAAGACGTGGTGGAGTAATGCAGTGGGTACACTGTGGACTACACTGAACATCAAACTTCCGCACATTAGCATTAACTGGGGTACCGTTACGGCGTTCGGTAAAAGTTTCGACTACCCGAAGGGGTTTAGTCTGAAATGGTACGCAAAGGGCGGTATTCTGGACGGCGCACAGATTTTCGGCATGATGGGAAATAACTTCCTTGGCGGCGGTGAAGCAGGACGGGAAGCCGTTCTTCCGCTGGAAAATCATACAGAGTGGATGGATACTCTTGCCGATAAGGTGCGGAACGGATTGCCTGAGGATGACCATGACGGTATCAGCTATGAAGGGTTCAGACGTGCGCTGGCAGATTTCTATGAGGAATACGTACAAAGCACTATGTCCCAGATGGCAAACGATATGAACCGTCAGGCAAATAAGAAGGAACAGACTACGGTACAGATCGGTAATAAGACCGTTACGGACGCTGTGGTAACTCAGCAAAACGCAAACGGATACCGATTTACCACGTAAAGGAGGGGATGGAAAATGGCATACTTGGCAATCAACGGGTACGAACTTCCGTCCCCTAAACGTGGTGTTGAGCCTATCGTCACTACGATTGTTGACGCTGGGCGTGACGCAAACGGTACTGTGGTAGGACAGCGTGTAGGGCGTGACCAGTATAAGATCAACAATCTTGAATGGGCGTGGCTGACCGCAGAGCAGTGGAGTACGATACTTACATTGCTGTCCAACTTCTTTGTGTACGTTACCTTCCCTGACCCGGTAACGAACGAATTTATCACAATCAAGATGTACTGCGGTGATCGAACCGCTGAACCGTATTATGTGGATGACAGCGGCAAGCCGACACATTATCGGAACTGCCGGGTCAACCTGATTGACGTTGGTGAATAGGAGGTGGACTAAGTGCAAAAGGTTTCTACGGCATACCGGGAGAGCATGAAGTCCTCTCTCCGTGAACGTGCCTACATCATGCTTTCCTTTGGTCTAATCAATCAGGAAGCACAGGCGAAAGCTAAGATTGGTGAGGGTGCATTTACCCGGTTCACCAAAACGGATAACATTTTCGGCAAACGGACAGACACCACAACCTACGCTACTTTAGAGGAAAACTTCACAAAGGTAGATGGCTCCATGTTCTTTCTGCCCCGTGGTACGGCTGTGGGTGGGTATTACGATACGGGACTGACCAGTGAAAATCTGATTTCCGAAGGAAACTTCTCTCTGGTTATCAACCTGAACATTGCGGCAACGGACTTCAAGGGTATCACCATCAATTTTGGCGAAAACTACCCGGTAGATTTTGACATTGCCAGTGATCATGGACAGGTTGTAGAGTTCCGGGATAATACACAGTCTGAGGTAAGCACGGAGGAAGTGTTTGAAAATACGACCTCTCTGACTTTGACCTTCTATAAAATGAAGAACCTGAAAAGCAGACTGCGTATCTACTCTATTATGTTCGGCTACGGCTTGGTCTACTACAATGACTCTGTGATGGACTCCATGTTGGATAGTTATGTGTCCCCTATCGGTGCGGATATTCCGCAGATTGACTTTACGGTGACGCTGAAAAACTACGATAAATACTTCAATGTGGATAACCCACGTTCCGCTATCAACTTCTTGGAAACAGGACAGGAAATGGATGTGTTCTATGGGTACCAGTTGCCTAACGGCGGCGGGGTGGAATGGATTAAGGGAAATCACCTGATTTGTTCCGAATGGGAGTCTGATGACTACTCTGCAACCATCCGCTGTCAGGATGTGTTCAGAAGTATGGACACGGAGTATTATCATGGAGCCTATAACGCCGCAGGCACAAGCTACTTCAATTTGGCAGTAGAGATTTTGCAGATTGCAGGTATTAGCGATTATTACCTTGACCCCAGACTGAAAAACCTGTACACAAAAAATCCTCTGCCCAGAGTCAAGTGTAAAGAAGCCTTGCAGATTATAGCCAATGCCTGCCGTTGTGTCCTCACCCAATCCCGTGACGGTGTGGTACAGATCAAGTCCAACTTTGCACCCGAAGCAAGCATTTCTTCCAATGGAGAAGCCCCGTATTCTAAGGTATCTGCGGTTCTGACCAACGATAGCAAGGACGAATACGCAACGCTGGCAACGGGTTATACCGTGGTAGACGGTGGAATGTTCTTTCTGCCCCGAAGTTTGGAAAGAGGATTGAACGCAGGCTTTGTGTCCAGCGCTATTTCCGGGGCAGATGGGACGTTCACCACGAACCCTGTATTGACGGTAACGCAGGAAGCAATCTGTATGTACTACGGCGTGAAGCTGGTGTTCGGCAATGCCCTTCCTTCTGGGATGGTGATACGAACCTATAATACTGGCAATCTGGTAGAGGAATACACGGTTGACGATGAAATCACAAAGGAAATGGTTATTATCCATACTTTTGATGATTTTGACACAATGAAGGTAGAATTTACTGGAACGGCTGAACCGTATAACCGCATTGTGCTGAATAGCTTTGCGTTTGGTGATGTAACCAACTTCACCATGACAAAGGGCGATATGACTTCCTCTCCGAAAGCTATCAAGCAGGAGGTTGTCAAGGAGGTCATCGTACCCTGTTACAGTTACCAGACAGGCAACCCGGAAGAAAGCCTTATTAGTGAGGAAGTCACGGTCACTGCCGGGGAGGAAATGACATTCTTCCTTGGTGCAGCGTCCTACGGGTACAGGACTACACTGGATGAAGCTGCAAGCGACAAGGTAAGTATTACTGCAAGCGGCAACTACTATGTGACCGTGAAATTTACCGTGGCGGGTACATATCAGTTTGAGGTATGGGGCTACCGATACAAGGTGATTGAGCGGTATGCCACTGTAAAACTGCATGAGCGCGGCAAGACGGTCAAGTGGGAAAACCCCCTGATCTCTGACATGACGATGGCAAGTGACCTCGCTGAGTGGATTGCCGACTATTATTCCGCTGGCATTGAGTATGAGTACAATACCAGAGGAAACCCGGAGATTGATGTGAACGATATTGTCTATCAGGAAAACGAGTTCCGGGACAACATGAAAGTGACGATCTACCGGGCAACGTTGAATTTCAGTCAGGCTTTTTCTGGTAAGATCACTGCCCGAAGATTGGAGGGATAGCAATGTGGCAGACACCTAAAACAGACTGGCATGGTGCTGTGGACGCAAACGGTGTGTATAGCGGTGACAGGTTTAACGCTACTGATTTTAACCGTATCAAAAATAATCTGGATTGCCTGAGAGATTTGGCAATTACGTTGTATGACGAGTTCAGTATTGTTTCTCTTGGTACGGACAGGACGGCGAAGGATTACTTCTATGCTGATGAAATCAATCAGCTTGAAGTAAATCTGAACACGATCAATCAACACACACTGAAACAGTCCTACGGTACTGCGCCTACCTATGTTGAAAACGGAAACACAATGGACTTTACGGAACTGAACCGTCTGGAAGGAGCAATCCTTGACCTTTACGACAAGATCACGAACCAGAGTAGGGGCAGACGAATGTTCCAGTGGAATTTTGGGATTAAAGGAGGTTTCTAACATGGTATGGACAGATTTGCCTACGAATTATAAAGACGCAGTATGGAACGGCAATCGAAAGTACAGACAGATTACCAATTCTGACGGTACTGTATCTTTTGAGGACGTAACAGTTTATTCCCAGAAGGATGACTCTTTCTTTGGGGCTGCGGACGCAAACCAGATGAACGCTGCTATGAACGAGTTGGCAGAGAATATGGAAAGCGTGGAGGATAACGCAACGAAAGCTACCAATGCGGCGGCAACTGCCACTGAAAAGGCAACGGCGGCGGCGAACTCTGCGTCTGCGGCTGCTTCTTCTAAGAGTGCGGCGGCGAACTCTGCGTCTGCGGCTGCTTCTTCTAAGAGTGCGGCGGCTACCTCTGCTACTAACGCTGCAAACTCTGCTACCACCGCTACTGAGAAAGCGACGGCGGCGGGTAATGCTCAGGCAGCGGCGGCAAACTCCGCTACTGCTGCTGCTGAGAGCGCAACGGAAGCACAGGAGAGTGCGGCACTGACGGCGGCATTACTCTACAATAACGCTGGCGCACATAACGCTATTTATCGGGGTAAGAACCTTGGTACAAGCGTTACTGCCGCACAGTGGGCGGCAATCGCCGCTGGCACGTTTGAGGATATGTACATCGGTGACTACTGGGTGATTGGCGGTGTGACCTATCGTATTGCTGCCTTTGACTATTATTATAAAACTGGCGATACATCCTGCGATACTCACCATGTAACCCTTGTCCCGGACGGTAATATGTATACGCACGTGATGAATGATACGAACGTCACTACGGGTGCATATGTGGGGTCTAAGATGTACACTACGGGCTTGAGTGCGGCAAAGACTACGATCAATAATGCGTTTGGTTCTGCCCATATCCTGAACCACCGTCAATATCTCAAGAACGCCGTCACGAACGGCTATGAGTCCGCTGGTAGCTGGTATGACAGTACCGTGGAACTGATGACGGAGCAGAATGTGTATGGCGGTAAGGTTTTTGTCAACTGCACACAGGGTACGAACTGGGCGGCTCAGTACACGGTTGATAAGAGTCAATATCCTCTGTTCGCACACAGACCTGATATGATCTCTAACAGAGCATGGTTCTGGCTGCGTGATGTTGCTTCCGCTGCTAACTTTTGCTATGTCAACACCGGCGGCAATGCGGACAGCTACGCCGCTTCTGGCGCTGGCGGTGTGCGTCCCGCTTTCTCTATTAAATCTTAATCAAAAATCTGCACCCCCTTGTGGGGTGCAGTAGGAGGTATCAAGTATGTCTGTATTAAAGAGCAAACGTAAAGCGTCCCAGTTTGAGGTATTTCACCACCTGTATAAACTGCGGAGGGAGATCACAGACCTTCTTCTGCGGGATTTTGGGTACAGTTACGAAAAGGGAGATAAGCGTCTGGCAAAGATGTTCGGCGGTAGAAACTACACCGAACTGACGGAAACGGAGCAGGAGCGCTATGATCGCCTGAAACAGAAGTATGCGTCCTTTGATGACTGGTTCGTCTATGACGAAAGACAGGTCATCGTAGACTGTCTGCGTGAGATCACAAAAGAGGTTTTCATTGCAAACAGTATCTATCCAACCTGCTATGAGGAATTGGTGCAGCGCAGACTTCATCAAGACGAAGCTATCAGTCAGTGCTACCGTTTGGCTCAGGAATTGCAATATGCGATTGAAACGCTTCCCGTTGACGTGAACGCTTATCTGCGGTTTGGTGAAATGATACAGACAGAAATCAACCTGATTAAGGGTTGGAGAAAAGCAGACAACAAATTCAAAGGGGCAATCTCTAATTCCGCTGCTAACTTTTGCAATGTCAACAACAACGGCAATGCGAACAACAACAACGCTTCTAACGCTAACGGTGTGCGTCCCGATTTCAATTCCGCAGTTTAATAGCCATTTGAGCGGTCTGCGGGTAGAGAAAGGAGAGATTGTCCTTCCAATATGGTAAATGCTAAACACGATACCGCTTCTTACGAGAACTGCGGTTATCCACGTGAAATATTTGATGGAAATTTGCTCTATGAAAGTTTTCTACGGGCTAAACAAGGTAGTGATTGGAAGCCGCAGGTACAGAAATTTGAAATGAATTATCTGATTGAACTGGCTGGCTTACAGAAGGAACTTGAAAGTGGTGATTACAAATTTCAGTCCAGTGTTGAATTTACCCTGCACGAAAGAGGGAAAGAACGGCGGATTACTGGTGAGCAGGTGCGGGACAGAGTATCAAAACACGCATTGTGTGATGAAATTTTGATACCCGCTGTGAGAAAATACCTGATCTATGACAATGGTGCAAGCGTCAGGGGCAGAGGGATAGACTTCACCCGGAAGCGATTACTGGTACACTTGCGAAAGTATTACCAGAAGCACCGTAGTAATGACGGCTATATCCTGCTGATCGACTTCTCAAAGTATTACGACAACATACGGCATGACCGTCTGATGGAACAATTTGAGAAGTACATAACGGATGAACGGGCGTTAGACTTTCTACGGAAGATCATTGACCGTTCAAAAGTGGATGTTTCGTACATGAGTGACGAAGAATACGCTGGGTGCATGGACAGGGTGTTTAACTCACTGGAATATCAGAAAGTGGACAAGTCCCTGCTGACGGGTGAAAAGTATATGTGTAAACACCTGAACATTGGAGATCAGGTAGCGCAAGTAGCCGGGATTATCTACCCGATACCGATTGACAATTACGTCAAGATCGTAAAGGGCGTGAAGTTCTACGGGAGGTACATGGATGACAGTTATGCTATCCATGAGAGTAAAGAGTTCCTTGAGGAATTGCTTCAAGGGATAATCGCTATCGCAAAGGATTTGGGTATTACGGTAAATACCCGCAAGACCCGGATTTGTAAACTTTCAAGTATGTGGCGCTTCCTGCAAGTGCAGTATTCACTTACCGAAACGGGGCGGGTTATCCAGAAGGTCAACCCTAAGAGGTTGACTACCATGAGAAGGAAAATGAAGAAACTTGTCCACAAACTATCTGAAAAGGAATTTGACGATTTGTTCAAGTCTTGGTTTCAGAACCACTACCGCATAATGAGTAAACGTCAGAGGGAAAACATGAACTCTCTGTACGAACAGTTAAAGAAGGAGGGTTACAGCAATGTACACAATCACGCTACATGACGGCACGAAGCTGGAAAATCTGGAACTGAACGGCAATAACTTCATTGCCGAAGGGGTCATTGAGGACTCCGTGTTTGAAGATAATCTGGCTACGGTTGCTATCAACGATGGCACTACCACGCAGTCTTACACGGATATGTTCCTTGTGTGCAACCGTGTGGAAAATGGACGATCTTGGATTGTTCTGGCTGAAAAGTCTGAGCAGCAGAAAGCGGAGGAAGCAAGAGATCGCACGATTGAGGAACTCCGTCAGGCAATGGCTGTTCTGCTGACTGGAAAGGAGGTGTAAACCATGAGTGATATTATGCAAGCCGCTCTTGAAATGCGGAAAGCCCTGCAAATGTTTGTGGGGACGCTGGATGTAGAAACTCAACTTGACAAAATGCTGGAAATCCCTTCTGTATTCCCTGCCTACGAAGTTGGCAGAGCGTACACCACAAAGGAAGTGTTCAGCTACGGGGTCAACTCTGTTGGTGATCCTCAACTTTATCAGGTGCTGCAAAATCATACCAGCGCAGAGCAGTGGACACCCGACACTGCAACCAGTCTTTACAAAAAGATTGGTGTGACCGAAGGTGGCTACCCTGAATGGGTTCAACCGCTTGGAGCAACGGACGCTTACAATAAGGGTGATATTGTAAGCTACAACGGCAAGCTGTATCGTTCCACCATTGACGGTAATGTTTGGAGTCCAGACGCTTACCCGACTGGGTGGGAGGAATACACGGCGTAACACATAGGTAAAGGAGAAATCACAATGCAGGTTGACATCCCTATTCTCATTTCTTTCTTGTCCTTGTGTATTGCCGCCGTGGTTGGTATCGTTGGTATCAAGCGGAACAAAACCAGTGATGACAAGAAGGAAGCGTCTGAAATGACCACCCTCATTGTAAAGTTGGAGAATATCAATAATGGCGTAAATGAGATTAAGTCTGATATGCGGAACATGAGAAACGATATTCAGGACTTGAGGGATAGACTGATTATTGTGGAACAGTCCACAAAGTCTGCACATCACAGACTGGACGGTCTGGACGGGAAACATGAGCTTTCCCAGTAACAAGTGAACATACCGGGACAAAGGTTCCCGGTTAGTCCAATGGGGCTATGAGTGCTGAACGCACTTGTAGCCCCTTTTCTAATCTTAAGGAGGTAACGATTATGAACATCAACTGGAAGGTACGTATCAAGAACAAGAATTTCTGGCTGTCCCTTATCCCTGCCATTCTGCTTCTGGTGCAGGTGGTAGCTGCCGTGTTCGGCTTTACGCTGAACCTTGGCGAACTGGGCGATAAGCTGCTTGCCGTGGTCAATGCGCTGTTTGCCGTTCTGACCATTCTGGGTGTTGTGACTGACCCCACTACCGCTGGTGTGTCTGACTCCGCACAGGCAATGACCTACGAAGTACCGAAGAAGGAGGACTAAGATCATGGCGTATACGAATAGCCCGCTTGTGGCATATACGAAACTCAGTCCCAATCATTCTGGGCAGAGAACCCACGCTATTGACCGCATTACCCCACACTGTGTTGTGGGGCAGTGCAGCGTGGAAACTCTGGGCAACATTTTCTATCCTACTTCCCGTCAAGCGTCCTGCCAGTACGGTATTGGCGTAGATGGTAGAGTGGGTATGTACGTGGAGGAAAAGAACCGCTCTTGGTGTTCGTCCTCCAATGCCAACGATCAGAGAGCCATTACCATTGAGTGTGCCAGTGATACCACTCACCCGTATGCGTTCAAGGATGTTGTCTACGAAAAACTGATTGAACTCTGCGTGGACATTTGTAAGCGCAACGGCAAGAGTAAGCTGCTGTGGCTGGGGGATAAGACGAAAACGCTCAACTATTCCCCTAAGTCTGATGAAATGGTGCTGACTGTGCATAGATGGTTTGCGAACAAATCCTGCCCCGGCGATTGGCTGTATAACCGTCTGGGTGATCTTGCAAAACAGGTAACGGACAAGCTGGGTGGCACTACTGTTACCCCGGCAACCCCGGAAACGTCTACGGACGGTAACGACAAGGTGATTTGGGATTACCTTAAAGGCAAGGGGCTGAATGACTATGCCGTGGCTGGTATCATGGGCAATCTGTACGCTGAGTCTGGTTTCAAGCCTACCAATTTGCAGAACACCTATGAAAAGAAGCTGGGCTATACGGACGCTACCTATACCGCCGCTGTGGATAACGGGACTTACACTAACTTTGTGAAGGACTCCGCAGGCTACGGTCTGGTACAGTGGACGTATTGGAGTCGTAAGCAAGCACTTCTGGCACACGCTCAGTCTGTGGGTAAATCCATTGGTGATTTCACTATGCAGCTTGATTTCATGTGGGAGGAAATGCAGGGCTACAAGTCCATGATGACTACTCTTGCCGGGGCTACGTCCATTCTGGAAGCGTCCAATGCTGTGCTGACTCAGTATGAGCGTCCTGCCGATCAGGGCGAAACCGTACAGAAGAAACGTGCAGGCTACGGGCAGACCTACTACGACAAGTACGCTCAGAAAGCGACTGCTACGGATGGTCTGTACCGTGTACAGGTTGGTGCTTTCTCCAAACTGGACAATGCCAACAGACAGCTTGCAGCGGTTCAGGCGAAGGGATTTGACGCACTGATTAAGAAGGTTGGCAATCTCTACAAGGTGCAGATCGGGGCTTACAGTGTGAAATCCAACGCCGAAGCGCAACTGACCCGTGTGAAAGCTGCTGGGTTTACGGACGCTTATATCACTACGGAGAGTGGCGGCACTGTGGTAGCCACTACTCCGCAGGAGGAAAAGCCTGCCTACATTACTTACACTGTCAAAAAGGGTGATAACCTCTGGGACATTGCGAAGAAGTATTTGGGCAGTGGTAGCCGCTGGAAGGAAATCTACAATCTGAGCGGGTTGACCAGTCAGACGATCTATGCGGGGCAGAAACTTAAAATCCCCGATTAAGACCTGTCCCAACGCTTGAAATGGTGGACGGTGGTGTGATACATCACCGTTCCCTCAATAATCGGATTTGACTTCATAACTGGTGTTTTGGAGTCTAAATCCGACTGCGTACCGCCTTTAGGTAGGCGGTACGTTTTTTGTTGCAGAGAGGTGAGGTTGTAAGCAATAGTCACCTTGAAACCGC